ATAGGGGGAAACATTCGCGCCCTCTTGTGCAAGTTGCCCACTCAGGGCATTCTGCGCCTGCTGGCCCGCCGCACCAACCGTCCCCGCTGCCTTTGCCGCTGCTGCCTGTTCCTGTTGAGCCGCATTACTTGCGGCATTAGAGTTAAGTATCCCACCAATAAGAGAACTTACCCCACCAATTGCCGGACCTATAAGTGCTGTAGGCATGTTACTTCAACTCCTTGGCCCAAACTGTCCAGGGCAATTTCTTATAACCCATCGCTTCGATTCGTCCAGCCATATCGCTGTCCTTTGCATATGCCAAAACTTTGTGAATCCCCTCCGCACGGGCCTCAATTTCAATTGCATCCACCAGTTGGCGCATCACACCTTTGTCACGCCATGCGGGTTCGACAAATACGCCTTCAACATGCGCGGGGGCCATCAAGAATATTCGACCCATGATGTGGTGACCATTTTCAGCCACAACCGCCACACTTCGATTAGGGTCAGGTGTGTAGCCATCATCCACACTCAGTAACTTCTCATACTCCACAGGCTTTAACCGTCTAACAGTTAGATTGTTCATTTAGAAATCCACCAACGCCACACGTTGCCAATGATTCTGAGCGACGCAGACATAGAGAAATCCGGGGGTAATGAAGAGGTCACCAAGGTCACCGGGGGATGCCGATACCGGGGGTGCTGCACCAAGTATTTGGGGTGAGGCATTTATTGCAGCAGCAGCGTCTCGAAACCAAGTAAGCCATGTGAAGGAAAGGGATTGTTGGCTTTGGTCTTGAAATAGTTTGACCTGCACCGGGACAGGGGAAAGGTTTGTGTTTCGTTGGATGGTTGAAGGCAACTTAGCGACTCCCTTCCAAATCCTCGCCTGGAGCGAAGCGAAGATACGCATCAACGATACGATAACCAATCGGATCACTAACACGAATCTCATACACCCTGTCCCTTGACCTCCCCAACCTCAACCACCTCACACGAGTCCTGAAGTTCCCTGTTTGGCCACAATCGCGGGTCTGGTAATTCGACCATGTATGTGCGCCGTCGTCAGAGAATCGCATGTCCATCAAGGGACCACGAGGATTACCCGAGGCATCAAGTAACGGGGGCTGAGGGCCTACACCTGTTTCCATATAAACCTGAAGTTCAGCATGGAACTGGCGTTTTTGCTCGCTGCTGACATGGGGAGCGCGACGAACACGAACGATTGGATTCCCGTCATCGGTTGCGAAGGTCCACACGCCAGCGGTGTAGACGGGGATATGAAGTTGATACACCCTACCCGATTGCCAATCCCCCACAAGGTGTCTACCAAAGTTAAAGGTGTGATTCCAGTAATGAACCGCTTGAAAATTGCCAATGGATTCAAGGTAAAACCCTCGCTGGTGCCACATTTGGGTATTGACATCGTAGGTCCAGGTGACGGAGGGGGTGGGGAAGTAGATTTGATAGAAAAGGTGTCCTTGGTCCTGATAGGTGATGGCTACGGCGTCGTCAACCCTGGTGTAACCCTGAATGGCAAACTCAAGGGCATGATTGCTTATTCGCTGAGGCGTCCCACCACCCGGAGGACCTAGCCATACAACGCCTGACCCACGCTCATCTGCCCCCAGCCACACGACCCCATTAGGGAATAGTTGGGTAGAAAACTCTGCCGCGTTACCGGCTTCCATAAATGATCCGGGAATCACATCGAAGGGGAAGATGTTCCCCGAGTCGTAATACACCACCGACTTGGTGTCACTAAAGAACCATACCTGTCTGTGGTCAACGATCATGGACACGATATTGTCTGGAAATACTGACACGATTGCCGAGCCATTCGTTACCCAATCGGTTGCATCGAGGGGGGCCGAGACATAGAAAGTCTTGCTGTTCTTGATGGTGAGGATGAAGAAATCATCACAAACCGCTGCCTGAGACACAGGGCCGCTAAAGGTCGCGCCCGCAATGGGTGTCAGGGTATTAGCCATCAAGTCAAACACATACGCCGTGCCAGCAGATGCAAGAAGGAGTTGTTGAGGCGTTGCAGCCATCGTCACCGGGAGGGAATCATTCGCCACTGTGCCCCAGTTGATAAATGTACCATTCGACAGCACCTCATCAAAATCCGGCCCAACCACAAAAAATGTACGCCCTGTGATGGTGATGCATCCACGGGTGGGGCCATTGTTTGTGCTACCTACTGACCCACCCTGAATCTCATACGCCCTCAGGCTTGCCCCGATGACTGTGGCGGTAGTGGTGCCATTGATGGTAATCGTGCCTCCAAGGACATGTTGGGACAGATAAACCTGATACGCTGGGGTAGAGTTAGAGCCAAATATCTCACTCGCAATCAGGGTATAAACATTCCCCGCCGAGTCTGTGACTGTTAGACCTGGACCCGCCGCCGCTGTCTCATTCGCCTCCAGGATCACCATTATGGTGTTCCCAGCCGTCACAGGAGCAAGGAAGGGCTGTGACTGTGTGCTTGCTGCCCATGCGCCTGAATTGATAGTACGTTGCTGAATAACCGTGGGGGCTGTTGCGCCCACCTGATTAAACAACATCAACGCCGCTACCCAGTCCGATGACCCCACGCTGCTAAGTGTTCCACCCCCCGCAATCGCCGCATTCGCCTCCTGTTGATAACTCTGCCCCCCGAAGGTTGTCCACCCCGCGTCAACGGTGAAGGGCACCCCTCCATCATTCGCCTCACCAAAGACTGCAAACTCTGGAGGAGTGGAAGGGGTGAGGGAACCGGTGCTAATATGTCCTGTCCCTGTAACTGTCCCTTTCGCTGCAACACTAGCAACGAAACTTCCAATCCCATCAACCGTGGGGCTGATGGTGCGTGCGAGGTTTACAAAGGTAACGGTGCCAGGGGTTGGATACATCGCCACAGGCGCATTTCCCGCACCTGACTCAATTTGCTCCACGTACCAATTCATGCAGAGTTGGGCATCGGCGTTGAGGGATTGCGAGGTATATGAAGGTCCAACTAATCCGAATCGTGGCATTTATCGAGTAGTAGTGATACCATTTAACCAATTGAAATAAGGCCGATTAGTTGATTGGTCGGGAATACCTACATCCCTCGTGGCCATCGTTGGGGACTTGCTGTTCAGTTTATGCAACTGCGCCCGTGCCTTCGCAGCCATTCCCCGGACATTCAGGGCGATTGATGAAGGGACCTGGTAGGAGGGGATGAAGGATTCTGCCAGCGAGTAGGTGATGGCGTCCTCATACCCCTGTGGCAGGTAAAAAGGATACGAGAGTGATGGAATCCCCGCCAGGTTTGTCCACACCACCAACTCAAGGCCGTAGTTCTGGATTTGCATGGGCCATAGGAAGATGCGACCGTTGGGAAACGAAGGTTCATAATAAATATCGGTGGGAATGCTGCTGGTAATGGTCGGCACGCTGTTTGCAGCCCACCAGTCAGCATCCCTGACGTGGAGGGGGACCTTCACAAAGGGATTCAGGTTGTTAAGGACAATATTCGCACTCTCCAACTTCACCGGCCTTTGAGTGAAGGTTGGGAAAGTGGGTTGGGGGTGGCCTGTGTAGACTGCGAATGCACCAACAACTGGGGGATTCTGTCCAGGTTGGGGAGTGGGTGCTACTGTGTTGGTATTCAGGAGTGAGAACTGCGTCGGTGTGGCGAATTGCACTTGTTGCGCGACTGCGTTCAACGTGGAGGGCGTTGCGTTGGAGATATCAACCAAGTCTCCATCCGCGAAGGAGTTTTTGGCAATATAAGTGGCTATGGTGCCATTAGCGGATGCGCTGGTAATTACCGCCGCTTGGCCGATGCTGAGAGGCTGGACCGAGGGGAAGAGGATGAATTGCGGGGTGGTTGGGTCGGTGAACCCCGCGAACCCGCCAAGGAAGGTGCGGGCGAATATAGTGAGGCCATCCGCATCCCACGAGTCAAGTAAACGGTTGAGCTTACTTAACCCAAAAGCTGAATCCCCAGCCGGGAGGACTTCGCCTTGAGCGAAGGCACCACATTCATAAAATGCATTGGTAATAATTTGGAGGGCTGTCGATGGGGGCATAATATCCCTTAAACTGGACCTTAAGGGAGATAAGGTCCCTTATTAGAAACCTTATCCCTTTTGGTTAAGCTGAGAAGGTAACGCCAGAAGAAGCGATAACCTGCCAAGTGCCGTTATAAGCGCGAAGAAGCATACCCGCGCCACGCTGAGCCGCGAAGGTGGCGAGAGAGTGCAACCCTGCACCTGTAGCAAATAACGCTGAGGGCATCGTGACCGTGTGAGCATTCGCAGTGTCCGAATAAATAGCCACACTCTGATTGTCGTCATTCGGATTACGCGGTGCGGCGAGGGTGATAGCATCCACACCCGCTGTGGCGATGATGAAATTCGTGGAGCTTTGGGGAAAAGTCGGGACATAAGGAAAAGCAATCGCATCTGTGGTGCCCGATAAAACTTCCGGTCCACCATGAAACGCATCGCTCTGCACCAAATCTTCCTGACTATCCCGCGAATACGCGCCACCCTGGTTATGTCCCTGAATACCACGAGGACCCTGACCTGCGCTAGGTGCTCGATAATTCGCAATCTGTGTCATACAGCGTTCTCCTTAGAAAATTTGGAAGGGCTGATTCGCTCAGCCCTTTCCTTGAAGCGTTATACAACTACTTTAACGACCCCACCACCAGCTATCTTTCATGGTTAGGCCACCCTATTCGGAACCCACTTCGACGTGCTAGAGTCCCAAGTGAAGGTAACAGACGTACCCGCAGTGGTATTCGTACCTGCGATGGAGATATTCCCCGCCGCCGTCCACGTATCAACGCCGTCAAAAATAAGGGTCACCTGACCAGTATTTCCATACGGTGCCGATATGTTAACGATAGCCGTCGTTCCGCTGACATGGAAACGCTGGCCACTGGGTACAAGGGTTGCAGCCGAAGCAACCAAAGTGGTAAGTCCCACAGGCGTACCTGACACACCCGGATTTCCAAGACCTGGAACCCAAGTGTTCGTGACTGTGGAGCAAATCCACTGATTACTCGTTCGCTGATTGATCCAAGGATTATAAACCGGGGGAGTGTTGAACAACTGATTCACGGCAGGGCCGGTAATCGTTGCACAGTATCCTTCCGGATCATAATCAATGAACGCAGAGGGGGTGCCGATGATGACGTTAGCGCCCGATGCGTGCGCTGCCGCCTGTGACCCGCCCTGACCGCGAAGGACTACCACTGTTTTAGCTGTGACGTTAACCGAGATTACTTGAAACAATTCCCGGTCAATGTACAGGTCGGTGATGTTTCCGTTCGCAGTCGTGCCTCCGGTCGGGGAGTTGATTCCCGGACCAAAGCCACTGATACCCGTCACGCTGGCCAATTGGAAGGACTGCACACCTGCTCCAATCGTCGCGCTGAGGGTGGTTGATGTGAGGTTGGTCCCGACCTGAGCCGACGCAAAGGAAGGCAGCAGGAGAGCCAACACGAGAAAGAGAACCGCTTTGGTGTTCTTGATGTTCATGGTCATTTTCCTTAGGCGCACAGAACGCGAACGGCGCAGTTGTCTGGGTACAGACCACCGAAGCCGTACAACACGTCCCAACGGTTAATCATGCGCGACTGAACTGGATCGAAGGCGCGAATGAAGCGGATTGCGATTCCCGTCTCCGGGTCGCGGGTTTGGCTGGCAATTTCCACTGCCTTGGGGATTTCCAACTTGACGCCGACCATTGCGAAGGCGTCCGGGTGGAGCACGAGGCCCTGAGCACTGGACTTGCCGTTAGGCGCAGCCGTGCCGGGGAATAGGGTGATAACCGCACCAGCAAGTGGGAGGACGTCTACGTTCTGGTATTGCGACCCAGGACCATAGATCGTCGGACTCACGCTGATTACGTCAACACCACCGCCAACTGCTACCAAGGGCTGAAGGATAACGAACTGCTTCAGCACGGTCGTGAGCACTTCGCGGGTCATCGGGTTGACCTGGTTGACGGCAGCGATGCTAATCACATCACCGACGTTCAGGGTGTCACCCGCCGTCAGGTTGACGGTAATGGTGTTGGAGCCGGACACGACGTTAACCGCAACCGTGAAGGCACCAGCAACCGTTCCCGCTGTGTGACGGTGAAGCGACATGGACTCATACCAGTCGAAGCCGTTCAACTTTCCAATCGACCCTTGCTTGTATTGCCGCGAGATGTCGCTGGAGGGGTTGAACAACGTCTGGAGGGCTGGCACGAGGGCAGTGTTAACCGCCGGGGGCACCAAAACACCCTTTTCACCACTCGGAGGACACGCAAGTTCGATCAATCGCTGACGGGCTTGCATGAACGTTGTGGTGGTGTTGGGGTCCACACCAAGAATACCAACAATGTTGTTGGCATTCTGGTATGCAAACAGTGCGGCGTCGGAGTCAATCTGCTGAGCAATCTGAGCAACCGCTGGCTCGATGTATTGCTTAGAGATTTCTTCCTTCGACCGTTCCATTTCGAGGGCCTTTTCAATCGAATCCCACTCGAAGTCAACGCCTTTAATCAGGTTGCAATTAACGGTGACCGCCAAGCGGTTAATCGGCTGTGGGGTATACCCGAGGCCGTTGCGAATCAGGAACCGTTGGGGCAACTTGACCTGCACTGTTGCGCCAACCGGGAACTCCTTATCAAATTCCTTGTTGTATTCAGTGTTGAAAAACTGAGCCACTTCAAGTTTGTTGATAAGGAGGCGAAGGGCCTCCATAGAGACCCAATTTGTAAAGACAAATTGGTTAGCCATAGGCTACCTGTTTCTCATTTTCTGGCGTTGATTTCTTTCTTATCAACGACCCGTTTGTAGGCGCGGAAGTCTCCGCTGTTGACCACCGAGGTTTCCTCGTCACCTGACGAAGCACCCCGACCGCCGACTTCTTTCGCCGGGGGAGGGGCTTTGGTTACCTTGGTGGGTTGAGGAGTAATGACCTTGACATCTGATTTTTCGGATGTCGCGGTCGCTTGGGATAGTTTGTCTTCGAGGCGCGTTAGTTCACGGGCCTGCTGAAACGGTGACATGGCGTTGAACTTGTCCAACTCTTCGCGGTGAGTCCCGAAGTGGTAGGCAATGTCCATTCCATGCTCGTTTGAGGGGTCCATGATCCATGTCGCCAACACTGAGCCTTGAGGGATTTTCAGCGTCGGGTCAAGAGCCTTGGCGTCGAAGTCCGGGTACTTCTTACGTGCTTCGTCCGCCCTGCTCCTTAGTGCCTGCTGCGATTCCTGCTCAAGTTTCTGCTTCTCAGTGGTGAGTTGTTCTTTGGCTGAGTGCTCCTTGAATGCCGCGCGATCCTTCTCGGCACGCCACTCCAGGAGGTCATCCTCATACTCTTCCCAAGTCTGATACTTTGGTGAGCCATCGGCCTTTTTGTCGGTTGATTTGGGACGTGGGTGATCGTCCTTTTTCTCATCCTTTGCCTTCGCTTCATTGTCAGCCGCAACTGGCTTCGTAGTGCCCGAAGCAATCTTGGCCTCCAACTCCGCGATTCGCGTCCGAAGGTCCTTGTAGCTCATTTGGGTAGGCTTTTTGGCCTTCCCAGTCTCCTCTGTCTTGGTTGTGGTCCCCGATTCCACTTCTTCCTCACGATCAGCCGTAACAACTTCGGCCTCCTCGTCAGCGGGTTTAGACTTAATCTCTTTTACTAACTCTTGGTTAGTATCCTTACCATCTTCTTTAACCACCTCCTCACGAGTCGGCTCAACGCCAGTCATTCGCCAGCTATCGCGCTCCTGTGAGGTCATGTTTTCTAACGCGACTACTTCGTTAGTGTCGTTCATTGTCCTTCTCCTTGCCCAGCGGCGTTACCTTCCGTCGCTTGGGCTTGTTGCTGCTGTTGCATAGCCGCTTGGGACTGCTGGGCGGCTAATTCCTTATTTTGACCATGCTCCAGTTGTGACATCGCCACGTCATGGGCTTGCTGGAATAGTTGGGCCATTAAATCCTTATATGCGTTCATTCGCTCAATAGGAACCTGCGCTTTGGTGGTAACTTCCGCAATGGTCAACCGAGTCAGATTATCTTGCTCGTTCATTTTCATCTTGAATTGATTTTCAACAATTTTCCCAAGCTTCTCCTGATACAATTTCTGATTCTCCCCGACCATCAACTGAAGCTGCTGTTGCGTCTGTTGAAGCGATGCCTGCAACTGCTGTGTCTGCTGCGCCCCGCCATTGTCAGGATTCAGAATTTGAAAGATTTGGTCGCCAACCGGACCAAGGTTCTTAAGTCGGACGCTCAACGCGAAGATTTGTTGCTTGATACCTGGGTCGATTGGCAACTCTGCCAGATTCGGCAACAATAGGTCCACAAAGTTGTCCGCCTGGTCACGCTCGCTCTGGAACGATGGTCCCGTGCTTATCGTGACTTCGTGTTCTCCTTCGTCCATGTTGAAGGTTACTTCTTGGCCATTCTCATCCATGAATTTCTGGTTAATCTTTACCGTCTGGTGAGTATCGTCTGCCTTACGTACCCCAATTTCACGCGCTCCGTCATAGATATGCGGAATAAGGTCATTGATAATTCGACCAGAATATTCAATACCCATATCGTAGGCGTCAATAAAATGAAAGGAACCTTTGTCTTCACTTTGGTTAATCTCCTTCAACGCCACTCCAGACTTATCGTTGAGCCGTTGCACATTGGTGGGCAGACCGCTCAAGCCCATCGCGGACCTGATGGCCTGCCTTGTGGCTTCGGCACCAATTTCGAGGGCTTGAATTGGAGGCTCATACTGTGGGCGGGTTGGGAGAGGGAGAACATTCGTCCCTGTTGCATCCGTTACAGGGTCGGCTTGCAAATAAGCCCTTGGGGTGGTGTTAACCGCTTGCCATTCATCTTTATGTGACTCAAACTGACCCGTGTAACCGACAAAGGGGGCCTTGGGGGTCATGCCAATCAGCTCAGCCTCGCAAGTCCGGTAGTAGTTATAGAGTTGCTGGGGGTCCCGTGCTAGGCGGATAAGGGATTGAAACATCCGCTTGGGGCCAGTCGATTCGTTGAGGTACAATTCCTTCCCAAACAGCGGAACAATCGGAATGTACTTCCCAGCCCACTTATGCCTCTCAAGAATCTCAATCCCGTTGGTGATGTATTGCATGATGGTGCGCTCTTCCACTTCGCGCTCGCCCTGAATGTCATGCTCCCCGGCTGGAAGTTCATCATCGAACATCGCAGCGGGACCATTCGAAGTGTCAACCATCAGCAACTTGCGTTTGCGAGTCTCAACCCTCCAATACTCAGCCACCTGGATGCTGTTTTCCTTAATCCACTGGGGCGCAAGGGACTGTTGCTCATCGTTGAAGTCGTGGGTATCCGCATCCGGCCAACGCTTCTTGAATTCCTTCCTCGGAACTTGATCAAGCAAGTAACAATACTTAGCATCTGAACAATCTATTTCTTTACAATCTGGATCGAAATAGACTGCATCCGGGTTAGGTATTCGCTTGATGCGGATTTCCTGGTCAAACCCCTTCTCTGAGCAATAGCAGGTGACTATCTTCCAATAGCCATACGACCGTTGGCACAGGGACTCAAACGCTGTAGCATACGCCGTCTGCGCATTCGACTTGTATTCAATCTCCCGAATCAGGTTGCCACGCAACTCGGCGGTCTTGTCATTCGCCCCATTCCCCCTAGGCACCACCCGAATGGCCCGCTTATTCTGCCGCACATCGTTAATCAACTGGTTGATGTATTGGCCAAGTTCGTCAAACGATAGGCATGGCCGCGAGGCATCCTGACGCTTCTTCTTTTCCTTCTCAGGCCACCCGTTGCCCGAGACGTATTCCATATCCGTCTGCGCTTCCTGACGAATGTATTGCCACTGATCTTCACAGTAGGCAAAGCGGTCCCGCACTTCGATAAGGATTTCCTCATCCTCAGGTGTGCCCCTGAAGTTTGTGGTGGACTTAGCTGCGCCGAAGGTGAGGCCGTGGCTATCGCTCACGCCGCGTCACTCCGCTTTTCCTGAATATCCAGCCCCCGGCTAATCATGGTGGCGCACCCAAACTCAAAGCCTTTGTGGTAACCAGCCTTCCACCCACTTGCATAAGCATCGCGGAGAAGGTCCTGAACCTTCGTGAGCATCGTCTCGGTTTCCTGCACCACTTCGCTACTGTGCTGAATGCTTTGCTCGTTCATACGCAACAAACTCCTGAAGTTGGCGGACCAACTCATAGGCCGCAATGGTGCGGTTTTCTCTCATAGCCTTCGCTATGGATTCAAGATTTCCACCGATGGCGTTCAACAGGTCAGGCGAAACCCGCTGTTGTGAACTTTTGGCCATAGCTTCCTCAAACTGCTGTTGTCTAGTCATGTTGCCCCGCCCGCCACATACTCGACTTACGCCCCGGAGCCTTCTTGCCCATGATGTGGGATTCAGTCTCGAAGTGCTTCGCCAAGGCATTGCTACCCTTCTTCTTATGCCCCATCGAAGGGTCTGCGTGAAGCTCGTTCTTCATCTTGGTCTTCTGTATGCCCGTAAGGGGCGAACCGCTACTGAGAAGATACTTGACTTGCTGGCGTGTCCAAGGCATGAGGGGCGTCCTTTACAACTACTTTAGGCGTTACATCAAACGTCTCGACATTGATTTCATACTTCGCCGTATCAATCCCCGACTTGGCAAGCGCAGACTTCGTATCCTCAGCCAACTTGGCCTGAAGTTTAGCCATCGCGGCCTGACCTTGCTGGTACTGAGTCTCCAGTTGCTTCATCTGGAGGGCCAGCTTATACATGTCGTTCTGGTCACTTACCAATGTCAGCTTAACCTCAGGCTTTAACTCCACCTTTGGCTTGTCCTGTCCAAACGCTGCAACCACCACAAGCGCCAACAACGCAATGAGTCCTGCAATCTGCCACTTTGACATTACTTCTCTCCCTCTGCCGCGTTATTTACTGCTGAAGCATTCTGGTCCTCAGGTGATTCAGGGGCGTTCTTCTTACCAGTCATCTTGGTGAATCCCAGGTGCTTGCCAATGTGGTTCATCAAGCCCTTCTGTTCGCCTTCGCCAAAGATGTAATGCTCATTATCATGCATCGGGTCCACGAAGTGATGTGTGGCCTTGATATCATTCCCCTGGCGCGAAAGGGTCATCTGCTTGAACACAGGCTTTCCAGGAGCAGGATTGGAAGTCATACCCCCTACTTTTCCTGCACTATACCCCTGTGTCGCTGGACTGACTGATTTTGCCATACCCATTCTCCTTACGAATTATAATCAGCAGCTTGAGTGTGCTGACCTTTTAGAATTTTCCCTGCAAAACCGTTTGGACCCTTGAAGATTCCAATAATCCCACCAGGTTCAACGTCAAGTGCGTCGATGTCATGGTGAAGGATGTTTCCAACCTCATGGTCATTCGATGCATGTTGGACAATCAACGTGGGGCCTTGCTTGGCCAAGATGTCTCCCAACACGTTCTTATATCGTGACCTAAACCACGCCAACGACTCGCCCCCAGGCACCGGCTCATCCGGGTTATCCGCATATTCACTCAACTTCTGCTTATTCGCCGCCGACTTCTGCTGTCCAGCCATCGCCCCAATGTTCCAGGGCCTCAGAGCGCATAGTCGTTCAGGCATCAACCCTTTGTCGCCCTTCAATACAATATCCAAAGTTTCAGCCGCACGGCGAAGATCGCTCGAATATGCTTGAGCAAAGTGAACACCCTGTAGAAACTTTCTAGCCTCTTCCGCTTGGCGTCGGCCATTAGAATCAAGCTCAACATCCATGAAGCCCCTAAACTTATTACCCGCGTTGAGGTCAGTTTCACCATGACGAATAATGTAGAGAACGGGTTGGGGAGCCATTAGCGGGGCGTCCAGTAATTACAGCACCCGCCAAACTCAATCACCCCTTCGACCTTACGACATGCATCCTTGCCATTGAAGTATTTACAGGTCCCGCAGTGGGTGGGACCATCATCAATATAACCTGCGACCTTCTTCGACAAGTGACCGGATTCCTTAAAGTTATTTGGCTCACCAAACACATACAATCCACACACTCCAAGGGGTTGAATTACTCCTGCCACAGCACCACACCTACCAGGTGCTTCCTCGGTTCCAATGTACATAATGCAATCATCACAGTGTGCGCCCTTGGGTTTGGCAATCGCAGCAGCGTCCATGTACAACACCACTGCCTTATCAAGTTTCAGATCACTTGTGGTTTGGGCTTGATAACCTTGGGTCTGAAAGTTCTTTTCAGCCATGAAGGATTCTATTAGCCTTCGCGTCAATCTTGGCTTTCGATGCCGAAGACAGCTTGCCAGCCTTGACCATCTGTGTTGCGCGGGCTTTCGCGTTGGCTGCGTGACTTCGGTCTGGCATCGGGTACTTCCGTGAACCTGGGAGACCAAACTTCGATGTAGGAATCTTCTTACGCTTCGCCGCCGTCAACACCCCGCCAGTCTGTACATCGCTCATCTGTGCACCTCTTGTTGGATGACCGCCGTTGATGTCGGTGAAAGAATCACCCACATGGTTATGCTTTTCATACCTCGTCTGCCACTTAGGCACTTACAACCTTCCCCTTCGCGCTTCACTCGGCACACGGTCAGGCTTGGCAGCAACCGAATGTGTTCGACCTTTCGCCACCATTCGCTTAACCGAGAACTGTGGAGGACGCGAACCTGTACGCTCCACCTAATACTCCACCGGCTGGCCGTACTCATCGTTTGGGTAGTAGTATTCGGCAAGCCAATAGTCATTCGCTTGGCCGGTGAATTCTGGCGACGAGCAGTCAGGAAAGATTCCTTCACCTGTTTCAAGGTAGACCCATATGTAATAGTCATTAACCGTGCAAGCCGCACCGTTGGGGACATCGGCCTTTGCGATGCTTGATAGGCCCAACAAGGTGAGCGCCAGCACCAACCCCTTAACCACGCTTCACCACCTTCATGACCTTGCCATTTTTGTCGAACTTGTAGACAGTAGCGCGTAGCAACTTGGTGCTGTCGCTGTCCTGCACCATCGGCGGGTTCTTTTGCTGCCAGCGTTCGATGTTCATGTTATGGCGATGAACTCAAAAGGTCCGCGCAATCTCCAGCCAACGACTTCCTTACCTCGCCTGCCTTCGGTATACATCAAGCCATAATCGCCCTTATAAATCTTGGCCCAACGCCAAGGTTGGTTGTTCTTACGGATTTCAAAGCCATAAACATATTGCATCATCCTGACTGGGTCAAACGCTTGAAACTGAAGTGTAAAACTATAGCCATTCAAATAAATGGAGAATGTCAAATATCGTTTTTCTTTTATGACCACGCACTCACCGGTTTTTCGTATTGCACACCCTGACGGGTTGGGGGCTTGACCACCATTCGCGCAAGTCGTGACTCCAGGTAACGGGTGCAGTCCATAAGGTGGTCGTTGTCCTTGACAACTCGGCCCTTCTCGTCACGGCGATACAACCTAAACTCTGCTAGCCATTGCTGCATTGACCTGAATACTTTCAACCTGCCAGTGCTCATCCTGTTCCACACCGCATACAATCCCGACTCCACGCCATTGTCTGCGAGTTGGAGTTGCAATCCCAACTGCTTATAGTCATTTAGGAGTTGACTGCCGTCTTTTTGCGAACGCCCACGACTCGCTGGGTCGATAAATCCCGGCACCCAATCGCCACGCGCTTTGATTGCAGCAGTGTGAATACTTGGCTCAGCTTGTCCACGTTTATACTCCGAGTCGAGATACAGGATGTCATGTTCACGATCTAACGCTCCCCACACAGCCGCAGTGTTGTTCCACCCAATGTCCATTCCATATCCACGGGGCCAATGTAGCGGGATAGCGAAGGGTGCAACAAGGAGATCAGACTCCGGAACTGGATATATTGCTCCAGCGCCAAGCTGAGGGATTCCCTTACTTCTGGCGTCACGCTGGAAAGGGGGTAGTGATCGCCACAGTTCATCCTTTGCCTCCTTCGATAGGTGCGGGGCGTCGTCCCACGTCGCCATCACAATGTACCGTCCGGCAATGTCGTTAGTATCCTTTGGAAGTTGACCGTCCGGCAAGAACTGGAGCACCACCTCGCTCATGCCATACAACGGGGTGAAGGTTAGCATCAGCATCCCATTGTTGGTCATCGTACGCATCAGGCATTCGACGTAGATTTCGAGGGATGGCTCTTCGTCAAGCCAGATTACGTCTTGCTCAGTTCCTTGGAACGCTTCGCGGCGCTGGTCGTAGGATTTGAAGATAAGCATCGAATCCTGACCACTCACATGCCTTACGTATACAATCTCGACTGTATCCGCAACTCCTCCTGTTCCGCGTACAATTCGGCTAATCGAGTCTCCAGGAATAAGGCCTGTTCCCCACGACCCCACTGGTCCCAGAAGCTTGCTTTGGAGAATTTCTCGTACCGTCTTACCTGTGTCTCCAGCCGCCCATGCCTTAATAGCATGATTAAACCTACGACCTTTCCACCATGAGGGATATTGTCCAGTAAGGTGTAAAGCCATTTCATATCCACCAACTCCTTCGGTTTTGCCCACGCGGTTGGCTGCGAGCATCAACCTTTCGCGATGCTTTTGACCAGCCTCAAAGAATTCCATGTGTTTGGTGTATTTGTCACGGGCGAGGGGGCCGACTTCGGGGTAGTATGTCCTGATCTTTGTGCGCGAAGCAATCTGCTGCTTACGCTCCACCAGCGCAATCAACTCTTCCTTCTGCTCACGCGAGAGACGCATGAGTCGAGCGGGGTCACTTAGTTGGGAGCGTATCTCGTTCAGGTTCATGCGTTGAATCTTGCGTGGGTTGTACGTCGATTACACTATTCTCGTGTTGTTTGAGGTCAAGGTCTAGCAACTTCGTCAGTCGCTCATCAACTTGCTCGTCGGTCATGGTGCTGATGGTGCCGCTAAGCTCGATGCCTTGCGTGACCTTACCTTCTGTGCGCTCAGCCATCTCGCGCAGTAGCAATACGCCAGCCATGCCACGAGAGGTTATAGTACTAACTATCTGCCCCTTCACGGCCTCGCGCATGTCAGGGTTTTGCAAGATTTCCTCAAATATCTCTGTAACGACCATTTTACGTGGTCGGCCTGCGCGATTACCAGATTCTCCAGGCTTCCAAGGTCGAAGATTTGCCAGTGATTTGTCACTGATAGAGTTGGAACGGTCACGGCTCAGCGGGTCCAAGTTAGCGGCCCTCCTTACCGTCCTTGTAAAGCATGTAGGCGATGGCTAGTACGGATAGGCTGGTGACAAATAGGCTGCCTACCTCTACCAGGCGAAGCACTACGCTGATTAGGTCGAAGGCGCTCATGTGAGTTGGAGTACCATTGGTCCTGCTGGACCTGATTGGCGCTTTTCCCAGAGGCCGCGTTTTGACACATCGGCTGACCTAACCAATCGCCGCGCACCTTGCCAAATGGCTTGGTTGGAGGCAGTAAGACGCTTGGCTTCCTCAACGTTTACGTAATAGCTGCTGTGACCTGGGATTAGGACTTCTATTTTCTTAGACACGCGGATACAGGCGGTTGAACTCTTCGTAGGTCATGATGCAGGAATCTTCGATACCAATCCAGTTGCCATTGGTATCATATAACCACCAACGGTACACAGTTGTATTGTTGTCAGACGCCTCTAACCCTTGGCGTGGGGTGGGGTTTGAGTTAGTTTCACTCATAAGTCATTTGGGCCGCTATGCACATGCTGTGTGAGGGGTAGGAGGGTTCTCGGTTTGGACAGGTCATGGAGAGGCGGCCCATGCAATTGTTATGCCATACCCCCAGAAACTTGTCAAGGGATTTATTTAGGGTGAACCTTTAGGTTGTTTTTGGTTGGGGGAACGAAACCTTTAGGTTCATGTCGTTCCGCAAGGCCGTAGATCACTCGGCGCATCCGGGGGTTGACGAGGGTGGGGTCGGAGAGGATGATTGGGTCACCCTTTTCGATGCCCTTGGGAATGGTGATGAGGGAGTAGCGAATACCGCTGTTGATGAAGTTTGTGGTCATTCACCTACCTCCAGGATACCGATGACGCGCAATACGATTAGTATCGAGAGAACCATCCCCCCGCCAACAAGGATGCCAAGGCCGAAGGCGGCGAGGGGGTCCATTAGTCTTCGTCACCCGAATGCGCGATTGTCCAGATGCCAAAAAGCCATTCGAGGAAGTGGTCTAATGTGTCGTCAAACCCACCTGAGGCGTCAAAGGTCATTTCGTTCTCGCTTTGGCAAGTTTCTTGATGCGACGCTGAAATAAAATAGCCAGTTCTTCACCAGCTTTCTTACATAGACGGCGAGTCTTGGCATCTAGATACACACCGATTTTAATCTTCCTTGCCATCTAGGCATCCGCCCCAGGGGATTTGTAGAGACCTGCGAGAGTGGGTAGCAACACGGCGATAACCGCAAGGTGGGGGTATTGTTTGATGATGGCCTCGCCTGCGGGGGTGAGGGCAAAGGCTGCGAGAGCCGCAAAGATACCTGCCACCGCGTGGGTTACTTTGCTGATAGCAACACTCGCTTTAGCCGCCACTGGAGCAGGTGGGGCGATTTGTTGGGCTGGGGTGAGGGCTGGTGGTGCGGTTGAAATCTTTCCATCAGGTCCTACGGTGGTCATAGGGCCTCCAGGTCCTTGATGACCGCCTTAACAGCAGCAATCACGGTGGCGTCAAGCGACACACTCAAACCATTCGCTGAGGCCGCATCGCCCGCACCCTTCACGGCGGTGATAACTGCGCCAAGCACTGTTTGGCCGGTGGTCACGACGTTGGAAGTTTTTGAACCTGCGAGAGTAGCAAGGCCCATAATCTCGGCTTGATTCGTTTGAAGAAATCCCGCGAGCTTGAGGGCGTCCTCACCAGCCGCCTCGAAACCTGCCTTGATTTTCTTTGCTGCTGCGATGATGCCGGATTCGATTGATACAACGCTCATTTTGTCATCTCCGTAGTTTCAAAGTTGGCCAAGTTATTGGCTTGAAGCATATCTTGCGGAACCGTGAGGGTCAGGAATCCTTTTGTTTCTAATTTCTGTAAGGTCAGGTACATCGCTGTCGCCGCGTCCTGCATGGCCTTACCTTCGCCAATGTATTGTGCCCACTTGCTGCTGCCGCTGCGCCAGACGAAGGAAATCCAGGAGCTATACATTGCGCTGACGAAGGAGTTTGCTGCTTGGCGTTCGAGGCCAGCATTTTTGGCTGATTCATACCAAGAAACTGGCGATGGAAAATCTATCAATCCCATAGCGTTCAGATGATACACAGAGGCACGATGGTTGTCAAGGGCAATTTGAGGGCCAAACAAATGACCACTAGTACCATTGCCAAGATTAGGAGGATATCGGAAAATCCCTCACATGGAGGTACACCATGTACCAATTCAGTGGGGATGATACAAAAGCGATTGACGAACTGGCCGCGCGATTCTTTGAATCGAGTTATGGTCTTCAGGCTGCCTCGAATCAAATACATGCGGTTATTCGAGCGTTAAAGGCTGCCGAAGCGCGGTATATTGAGAGAATGAGGATTGCAGGAAAGGGAGGGAGGGATGCCTAAGCAAATGAGCTTGGCGCAGGCAAAGTTGCTAATGCCTTCGTGTTTGGTGGGGGCGTTGGATAACCCTCAAACCACCAATGACTTACGATATGCGGCACAGCTTGAGATTGACCTGTTTGAGAGTCAAGAGGATGGTTGTTTGAGTGCTGATGAGATTCGCAAAGTGCGGTGGTTTCTAGGAAGATTGGAGGCTTACAATGCAGGATGAGCTTTATCAATGGATTGCGGACCAAGAGGCGAATGTGCCTCCTGACGAAGCTGATGAGCTTTCCGATCATTGCCAACCTAATGGTGATCCTTGTCAGTGCCCTGCGTGCCAATTTGTAGCTGATACGGTCAATAGGATGGAGCGGGGGTCATGGAGGCGAGTTAAGAAACTTTTGGAGGTGGATGATGTCCAGGGAGCCGATTAATTGGGGTCCCTTTGTGGTGATGGTCCTGATTGCGGCGGGAACGATAGGGATGGCCTATATCATCGCCCATGTGATTGCGAGGCTGATTACGGGGGCGGTGGGGTTGTGATTATTAAGGCTTTACGGAAGGTGTTTCCGAGGGTGCACCGGCATCCTGCGAGGGCATTGCATGAGTGGGAGGTTTGGGAGGACCCGCAACACAAACCGTTGCATCATGAGGAGCATGGTTGTGGGCCGGTACGGTCATTGGCGTTGCTTCTTGATGTGAAAGTGCATGGAAGGGTTAGACTTAGAAAGGTGGTGGTGGGATGACTGGACCTAAGGTGGTGGAAATGGCTAAGTCGGCTCATATTGACCCGCAAGGGCCTCAGCAGGGGTCATACGCGATATCACAGACCGTCAAGGACATCACCGAGAGGATGTTGAGGATGGAGTTAGGGAGGGCCATTCAGGACCTTGGCCCCCAGAAGGCCGCGCAGGTGGTAGTTAACGTATTCAGACTTAAAGGGTTGCCGAAGGAGTTGAGGAGGCATTTGTGAGTTATACAAAGGGACCTTGGAAGTTGGAACTTAAGCAAAAGTGGCCCTTTGGTGTCAAAGTAGTGACTGATGACAAGGAAATTCTGCACCAAGATGCATATTGCCATTCATCGGATCAAAAGTCACGAATTGATTGCGAGCAAGCTGTTGGATTTCCATATCGTGAACGGGCTTCGGTATCTGCTGCCATTCGAGAACAAGATGATAATGCAAGACTTATCGCCGCCGCACCGGAGTTGTTGGAAGCGCTCCAAACAATCATAAACTTAGTCAATATCGAGCCTGAAGGGCAGTGGTTTCCTAATTTTGATGGTGTAGCGTTTAGTCGAAATAGCAAGGTATGGATGGATGCTCAGGCCGCTATCGCCAAAGCCAAAGGGGAGGGGAAGTGAGCAAAGTCACCATAGACCCCAAGGAACTGGCCAAAATGCGGATAGGGGTGAAGGTCCTGGAGCTTTACATCAACCCCGACGACGGAAACTTTTACTTTGCGGGGTATGAGGCCCTGCCACTCCTGCTCAAGGCGGGGTGCCAGATTGAGGATTATCTTCGAGACAAGTTGGCTCAGTGCCGGGAGATGTGGGTTAAGCCGAACTAGATTCTCTCTAACTCCTCAATCTCAAACGGTAGGTTTGTAATGAACATCTTACCGTCCTTGTCCCACCAGTGGAGCAGGTTGGTACGCTCATCCAAGGTCCAAGACTTGACTACAGTCCTTCGCTGCCCACCGGAAGGCAGGTAGAAGGTGATGTTATAGAACGTGTCAAAATTGGACATCATCGGCGTTTTCCTCCGTTCCCCAACTCCCCAACTTCACTTCTATATATATACTAGAGGGGGTCTGTGGGGAAAGGTTAAGTTTATGATTCATAAAGCACTTATTCTTCCCCAAGTTCATTTAGCAGTTTTGAAGTTGGGGAAACTGGGGCAGGTTCAAAGGTCATACCCCCTATGTCAGCTAAGATGTATCTTTTCTGTCGTTTATGGCTATATCGAGTCTTAGCAAACGTTAACTCAAGGGTTTTCACTCGATTTTGGCCTGCTGTTTTGTCTGTGACGAGCATGTTGAAGTCGGCCCAGTCGGTGATGGAGGAGTGACCACGGGATTGCTCCTTTGCTCCTCGGGTGATGACCTCCCCAGATTGGTTGCGGCTCTTTTTAGTGGTGGCGTGGTGGATGACAATGGCAGCGGCACCCGAGGCATCAATCAGGCGGTCGATGTGATTGAGGGGGACACGCATTCGGGAGCTATTCTCTTCCTCGCTGTGGGATGAGGATAGAGGGTCGATAACGATAACGTCGGGCTTAAACTCTTCCACGATCTTCAGAAGGCGGTCAAAGGCGGGGCCAGCTTCAAGTCGAAAGTGGGTAGGCATACGGGCGAAGGAGAGGTTTTGGAGAAAGGCGGTGCCAAACTTGTTCACTAAGGGCTGGAGACGGAGGGACCGACGGATGGCTTGGGGGACTTCGTAATCCACGTATAAGACCTTGTTACCTCCCATGATTGGGAATGAAGGTTTACCGAAGTCCTCTGCCTTATGGGAGTTAGTGAACCCAAACCAGGGAAGGCCGAGGATGGTACAGACGGAGGTGTAAAGGGCAATGGCTGACTTGCCGGTGCCATTTTCAGCCGTGAGGAGCATCCGCCCAGATTTGGGCAGTAGGTTGGGGCCGAGAAGAAATTGCATCTCGGGGTAGGAAGTTTCAAATATCTCTTGGGCACCAATTAAGGGTTCAAACATTTAGCTCCAATGACGGTGGAGTGGGGGACCGGCAAGGCCGTATCCAAGACAGTCCCCCTACAAGCACAACCTTGGCACTATGGCACACCACTTGCTTGATGTCAAGGCGAAAGGTCGCGGGGACCTGTACTAAACCTGTACCAAGTAGGTTGATTTTGTGCTTGACATTTTCCGATAATTATCCGATAATGGGGATAGTTAAGGAGGTTCAACACCGTGAATGATTCTAAATTCAAGGCAGGCCAGATAGTTGAAGCCTATGACGATAGGTCTTGGCGCAAGGCATGGATTGAAGAGCCGAAGTATTATCATAAGGGTGGATGCTGGGGGGCATATGTTCACTGGCTTTCTGGCACTGAAATAGACCCAATAACGCACATTAAACCATCCCAGTGCGGGTGGAAGCCTGAATACCTGATGCGGGAAGTGGAAAATGGAAAATAGTACTTTTTTGTTCTTGACATCCTCAACAGGATATCGGAAAATAGGGGCATCAAGTGAGGGAGACTAAAATGAGTATCCAAGCCAAGGAAGGTCAACGGAAGGCAGAGCACCCCGAGCGGTTCTGTTCCGCCCCTAAGTGCCTGTGGCGCGTGATGGACCTGAACCATGAGACTCAAGAGTATGTGCCAAATCCAAAGTATGTCGGGGGCCGGTGTCCGAGGCATGGAGGGAAGGCATGAACGAGATGAGTCGAACACCGGTCAAATATGAGAAGCAGGCAATAGGATGGCTTTTGCTTAATGGGTTTCATTATGCAGGAAATTCTTTTGGTATAGCCAAGTACTCCTTCAGAGATTTGAATGTGTTTATGACTGCTGAAGGATACTGCGTAGGAAAGATTGGTGACTTTACTCCTTGGGAAGATGGTTGTTTGGCTGGGTTTATTGCTTCAGTCCCCAAGACCATGACTACTGGCGATTATGTTGCAAAATGGCATGCAGAAGATGAAGAAAGAAAGGCCACATGATGATAACCCCCGACGAACGCCTCGAACTTGAACAAGTCCACCAACAGTTGAAGGCCATGAGGCAGGTGGTGGATGGGTTGGAAAAGTCTCTCGCACCTTTGTGGCATAAGTTGTTTGAGATGGAGAAGGAAGTGCAGGATAGGTTGGTGAGGTCGTGAAGGCTGACAAAGCGGGGCAGGGGCGCGGGCCGAAAGTTCGATTCGTTGCGGAGTTTACCGACCAAGAGATGAATTACCTGTGGATGGCCCTGAATGTTCGTGCCCATGATCTTGAGAAGGGGCCGCTGCGAGATGCTGGCAACGTTCCTTATGTTCGCAATTATTGCCGGAAGTTGATGAAAAAGATTGAGCGAATCAGGCGCGAGGCAGGCCGATGAGCACACCAGGGCAGAGGAGGGAGGGGTGAGCGAAATATTGGCCGTCCTATTCGGTACCATGTTAATTTGCGGGTCAATATATGCTATCAATAAATGGGACAGACCGCCGATGAATTGGAGCGACTGGCTATGAAGACTTGGCTGATTGTTCGGGAAGGTCACGAGACGCAAATTTCCAAAGGGTTGCCACGAGAGTTCAAGCTGCGCTATTGGGGCCGGGAGACATATCTGGCGCGAGAGACGACGGAGTCAGACGGTATTCGAGAGAAGCATGATATTTGGGTGATGACGCGACAAGCGGCAATTCGTAACGGATTTGAGGCGGGCAGCCATGACCAAACCTGAGATGAGCGGCGGCACGGAGAGGTTGCGCGAGACGATCGCAGACTTACACGACCGTGCGAGAGCTAAGGCGCAGAAGTACATACGCAGCAAGACGTTATATGCCGAATACCACGGGATAGAACTTGCCTACGAGACAGTCTTGAAGCTCTTGGATGCTGAGAGCAATCGGCGGGAGGCCGCGCTGGCCGACAGCCCCTATCCCCCGCCAGTAATGGGTGAGCAGTCAGGTTCATACACTTTTGTATTGATCTGCCCGCTATGCAAGCACCAAGCCGGTGATGGCGAATATGTATCCATCGTAGGGTGCTCGAAATGCAATCCGATGCGGTTGAGCAACGCGAGCGCCGCGCCAGCCCCGAGCAGTGAGGACGGCATGAGTTTGATTGGCTTAGCCCGCAAGTTGGAATACGAGCTTGTTCCGTTGATTCTGGGATGCCCTGATAGGGAGAAGTTTCGTATGACGATTGTAGAGGGAATGCGTCAGGCAGCTTTGTGGGGGCGTGCGCCAGCTGCGACGGAGGAAACCCCGCTGGTGGGGCCGCCGCTGAGCGTGGATGAGATTGCCCAAGCTATTGCAGATGCTCGGTTATGGCCGGGGGCGTGGTCGAAGATGTCTGAAGCTGAGCGCGATAGCATTCGACAAGGAGCAGAAGGCGTTCACAAGTTGCTGGCAGCCCGCCGCGAGCCGGGGCCGGGTGACGACAAGTCTATCGTGTCGCGTGAACGCAAGTCTTTCGTGTGCAAAGTCCGTGGCGTGAATATGGGAGCCAATTCTCCACAGGACTGTAACTGGCCTGTCTGCGGATGTGACCCCTGCGCCGATAAGGTGATTGACACATTGATTGAAAGTGGATGGTCGGGGCCGGGTGATCGAGCGATGGGTGGGGCGCTGCAGGAGCGAATCACTTACTACTTGGCATTGGGCGGGCTATGGAACCCTGAGAGCATGGACCACAACGGCGTTAGGCAGCTTTTGATAGATTGCCGTGACGGGCTGGCGGCCATCGAACGCTCGCAAACGCAGGGGGCACACCACGGGCAACATAGTATAGATTGTGATGAGTGCAGGGTGTTTAGGAAGGCTTCTGCGAAGGGTGATAATTTTCCGAAATAGTTCTTGACATCAATCGAAGGGTGAAGTACAAAGGTGGGCATAGTGACATCCAAGGCGAGGAAAAGATGCGTAAAGGCGCGAAAAAGGGCGGGGCTTTGTATTCAATGCGCGGCCCCGACGGGAGGTTCAAGGCTGTGTCCAAGTCATCTGAGGAGGGACAGGTTGAGAAAGAGGGCATTGACAGACTCAAAGCCGTGGAGAAGGGGAAAGGCAGGGAGGCCGCCTCTGACCGCCTCATCTATCACAGGCGCAGTGTATTCTATCACGCCTACTGTCACAGGGATTTGAGATACGAGGTTTATATTAAGACTTATGACTTCTTCACTCATTTTCGTGGATAACAGCCGAAGGTCCTGTGCGGAGAAGTGTCTTCGCAAGAGGTGGTGGCAGTATGAGTATCGTGGTCGGGGGATTGAGCCTATTCGCAAAGGAAAGTCCGAGTTTCCGCTGTTGACGGGGACGGGGGTGCATACGGTTGTTGAAGAGGTGCTGCATGGAGTTTGTATTGATGAAGCTGTGCATGTGGGTCTTATTGCTTTTGGGCTGCCTGAGAATCCTGCAATGGATGAGCGCTTTAATTATTTGGTGGCTGAGCAGAGGGCGCTCATTGAAGGAATAGGGAGGGCATGGCACGCCACAAAGTACGACTCCTTTACCAAGCAATACGAAGTCCTAGACATCGAACGCGAAGAAAGTGTGGAGTTAGGGCCGGGGGTGGTGTGGATGTCGCGCCCCGATTTGTTGGTGCGTCGGCGGTCGGATGGCGCACTGTTCATCGTGAACCTCAAGACTACGAAGAAGGCTGACGAGAGGTGGGTAAGTCAATGGCCGCTCGATGCCCAGACCTTGAGTGAGGTGGTGGCGGTTGAGCATCGCATCAATTCACAGGATGAGCATTATGGTGTGAAGTGTCATGGCCTACCCCCTACGAAATTGTCAGGTGTCATCATCCTAGGACTGTTGAAGGGCGAACAACTCCAGTATCCCCTTGGTTCAGGCAACTGGTACCACAACAGCCCTCTGATTTGGGCCTGGCACAACGAGTCGGGGAAGGTGCATCCACGAGGGGAATGGTCGGCAAGGTATGAGTGGTCTGACGATGAGGGTGGGCATAGGTTGGGAAAGGGATGGGTAAAAAGGGAAATTTGGTTGCACTATACGGGAGGCGTCAAGGAATGGGTGCGTCACCTTTCGGAGACAGACCCCGCGCTGTTGGAGGAGCAGGTGGTGGAGTTGCCGCCCATTTTGAGGAGTGAGCAGCAGATTGAGTCTTGGAAAGCCACGGTTATTCATCAAGAGCGGGTTATTCGGCACAATCGTCAGTGTATGGGGGGAGAAAATCAGCCTGAGTCTGTCAGGCAAGTGTTCCTTGATGAGACTTTCCCAATGTCCACCTCCAGTGGGAATTGCCTTTGGCCCTCAAAGTGCTCTTACTTTGGGTTGTGTCACGAGAATGCGTCACCAGATGATGACACTTTGTATCAGATCAGGGTTCCGAATCATCCACAGGAGGGGGTTGAATGAGCATAGCTTGGTCAATCATCAAATCATTACTCGCAATAGCAATGGGTTGTATTTTCATATGGGAAATCTGGCACGGTAAAGTTGCGGATGCGACTCTTTCAGGTGTGATAATCCTGATGCTGGGGCAAAAATGAGCTTGACACTAAAAGTTAACCTAATCTACGGGGATACAAGCTCCACCAAGACCAGCCGGTTGGGTGATGCCGCCGAGTACTACACCGCCAAGACCGGCAAGCCTGTGCGGGGCGTGTTTAGCGATACGGGTGGATATGATGCCATTTCGACCCTGGTGGCGGATAAGAAGGTGGTACCGTTCATCCTGAGCGCCAACCATCGGGAGAACTTGATTGAGGATATGGACAAGTTGTCGAGGGGGTGGTGGCCCCTGGACCCGGATGACCCGAAGTCCAAACTAGTGTATGAGGACAAGTTGGCGGACAAGTGCTCGGCATATCTGTTTGATGGTGCCACCAGTTGGTGCCAGATTATGATGACTTTTCATGAAGGGGCGGTGAAGTATGTCCAAGCATCAGACAGTATCGTGGCAACAGGAGTCAGAGTGCCCGAAATGCCAAAGGATAGTTTCATACGTAGCGGTGATTACCTACGACGGTTCACAGGACGATCAGATTATGGAGGCGTGCAGGCTCGTATCAAAGAGTTTATCCGAAACAGTGCCATGCTCCCGGTGCCTGCGGAGTGGTCGGCACTGGAAACTAAAGGTACCGACGAAGGAAAGCGCCCCGTATACGGGCCTGACTTTATCGGTCAGGCGCTTACGGGAGTCTGCGGGCCGTGGTTTGGAAATATCCTGCACCTTGACTTGATTGCGACCCCAGCGGAGGAGGTGGTTGCGGGGAGGAAGATTCAGATCGTAAAGGCCAGCCCGTTCATGTTCACCAAGCCACATATTGACCCTGATGACCCGTCGAAGGTGCCGTATATGGCCAAGACGCGAGTCGATAAGCGGTTGTGGGACAAGGTGCCGACCGTAATGGCTCCTGACCTGAAGGCATTTTATGAGTTGGTCGATAAGTTGCAAGAGGAGGCGAGGGGAATGGGGAGTCCGATTATGCAGGGGGTGAAGGCATGAAACTCAACATTGACATTTTCAACTCAGTTCTCCAACAGGTCCGCAAGGATGGTCCTGACGAGGATTGCAAGGTGACGATTGACATCGAGTCAGGCGCAATCAGTCAGAACAACAAGGTGTTCATTGAATACCTCGCGCTACAGTATGAGTTGATTCTGATGAACCCCACGGCAGCAATTGCCACCAATTTTCAAATCGGTTTTGAATCCGGCCTTCAGTATGCAAAGGTTTCCCAGGAAGTGAAACAACTAGACAAACTCATACAAGGAGAATCAAATTGACTACGCTTGACGATGTTCTTTCACAGCTTCAACCGGAGGAGGTGCCCCAAGACATTAATTTCAATGCTCCCGAGCCTGGGGCCTTCGCACCGGCATTCAAACCCTCGACGCAGACGTTTGTGTTTTATCTGCCTGAGGACCAAGACCGGCAGTTTGAGGTGGTCACGATTCAGAATCGGAAGTGGTTGCAGTGTAACTTTAATGTGACCGTGAATGTGGACGGCACCGACCGCAAGGTCATGTTTCAACGCGCAAACACCTTCAAGACCGACAAGATGGACAACTCCTCGATTGGCAACCTCATTCGCTCCCTTGAACTGAAGGAAGCGTATGAGCAGAACCTCGCGGAGACGGGGGATGTCAATGCGGCCATCGTGCGAACTCTTCAGGCGGCTGATGGGCGAGCGGCTGGCAGCGCGGACTTCGGGTGGTCGGCGGCGTTTAAGGACTCCTTGACCATCTTTTCGACCAAAACGAATAAGACCATTCCCGCGAAGGCAGCGGGGAAGTATACGACTCAGCCTTGGCCTCGTGATGCTCAGGGTGCGTATTGCGCGACTGTGGCGGACCCTGCGTCAGGGCAGGAGAAGTATCCGAATCTGGAGATTGTGCGGTTTCGGATTGCCAAGCCGTCGATGGTGACGGCGTAATGGCGAAGACACTAAAGGAAGTTAAATTCATCTGCACAAAGTGTGGAGCAGAAGATACAGGCCGTTTCTATCCCTCTGAAACTACACCTCCAGCTATTAACTGTTGGAAATGCCATGCGGGTTACCAGAAAAGCATGGAAGACATGATTACCCGAAACATTGGTATGTTTCCACAAGTTGATGCTTAACAATTCGGTTGGGGAGTGGCGCAACAGGTAGCGCGTCGCACTGTTAATGCGAAGGGTGAAGGTTCGAGTCCTTCCTCCCCAGCCACAACAAGCTTCTCCCGTTCTCTACTTTGCGGTGGGTCGGACGGGCGAACAGCGGTTTGTAGGGAACCGTGATGACAAAAACCCTGACGCGGTCCATTGGAAGCCCCCCGCGTTAAGAAATGGGGCTTCCGCCTTTTCTTGTGAAAATGCTTTATGATTACCGAAGGATTAGTATGAATATATATTTAATTTGCCTTGTGCGAGACGCAACATTTGATGCTTCGGAAATTGTGGGCACCCTTGAGGCTGCGGGGCATAATGTTCACTTTCCTCCACGTGATGTGAACCAGAACGATCCGATTGGTCTTGATATTTGTAACGCACATTTAAAAGCGATGCGTATGGCGGATGAAGTTTGTATTGTATGGGATAAAAATTCGAAAGGTAGCCACTTTGATCTTGGCATGGCGTTTGCATTAGAGCGTCCAGTTCGTCTTATTAAAGTTGTGCAGCCTGACATAGATGGTAAAAGCTATCTTAAAGTGATTTGTGCATTACAAAAACGGTCAGTATCGTGAAAATTTTGTGCTTCCAGGTGGATGGTAAGTTTCCAAATTTGGCTCTTATGAAACTTGCACGATGGCATCGTGAAAGGGGGGACCAGGTATTTTTAACGGCATTATTACGAGATTTGAAGGGACTCGCATTTGATAAAGTTTACTCATCGTCAATTTTTGCAAAATCATCGGAAAAGCGCCGTGCGGAGTTTGCTTTACTTCACCCTAATGCAATTGTTGGCGGTGATGGATATAAACCTGTTTGGAGCGACCTGACTCAAATTGGTCGAAACATTGGAAGTAACTTGCGAGAAGTCATTACAGATTGTGAGCCGGATTTGATTAAGCCTGATTATTCAGATTATCCGTTGTATTTATTTTCTTTGGGATATTCTCAACGAGGATGTAGGCTTGACTGCTCATTCTGTCGTATGAAAACTAGGGAAGGTGAAGCACGCGGAGTAAGCACATTTCACGACCTTTGGAGGGGAGAAGGATTTCCTAAATGCATATGTTTGCTAGACAATGACTTCTTTGGGCAATCTCAGTGGCGAGAGCGTTTAGATGAAGCTGTAACAGGTAAATTCAAGGTCTGTTTTAATCAAGGAATAAACATTCGTTTAATCAACGAAGAACAAGCACAAGTTCTCTCTAAAGTGAAATATTATGATGACCAGTTCAAGAAACGCAGACTTTATACAGCGTGGGATAATCTAGGAGATGAGAAGGTGTTTAAGACTGGCATCAAGACGATAACAAGTGGTGGGATTCCGGCAAGGCATTTGATGGTTTATATGCTGATTGGATACGATCATCGAAAAAAGGCAGCCGATACTAGGCCCGTGGAGGAACAGGAACCCGAAATTTTATATCGCTATAATGAATTAAAGGCTTTGGGGTGTATGCCTTACCCAATGGTGTTTGATCGAACCAATCGCAGACTATGTGACTTTCAGAGATGGGTGTTGGGCAGGTATTACACTGTTGTTCCTTGGGAAAAGTATGATCCACATTATCGAAAGGTTACGTGATGACCGTCCAAGGTTCCCTTTGCCGAGGATGTGCGCTAGAGGAGAAGGGGGAGATTTTTATTCCTGCGGATGGGCTTGGCACCAACCGTGTGCTTTTAATAGGAGATGCAGGAACACATTATGACTCTAAAAACATCAGAACCTCTAACAATCAACGTGTCGGTACCCCTTTCTCCGGTCCAGACGGATGGTTTGTTGAGAGAAATATTAAGCGTATTGGCGCAAACCGAAATAGCTTCGTCCTTTCTAACACGCTCTGGTGTAAAGCACCTTTCCCTGGATTTGCAGATGGACGAGTTCCAGAAGGGGCACTTGCGCTTGAGCATTGCAGGCCATACCTCGATAGTCTTATTGAACGACTTAGACCAAAAGCTATAGTGCCGATGGGCAATGTGGCCCTAAGGCGCATCACAGGCTGCTCAGGCATCGAACGCCACCACGCCTATTACATGAGCACGCCTTATGGGATACCTGCCATTCCAACATTCCATCCAAGCTATATTATGAAGGGTAACGCCAAGCTGAGTGGGTTGTGGTGCTATGCGGTCAAACGAGCGTTGGATGTGGCACTAAAGGCCGAGCGACCGAAGCAGTATGACCTTCTGTTGGACCCCCCACTGGACGAGGCGCGAAGGTATTTATATAAAAACTTAGATAAACCCCTGGTGTGTGACATTGAAACGCCAATGAGCGATGATGTTGAGGAGGATGAAAGGGATGATGCAAGTTATACAATCGTACGCATTAGCTTTAGCAATCGGGCTGGGACTGCTATTAGTCTTCCTTGGCAGCCTCCATATGTTGATTTGGTACGAACTGTTTTGTCGCAGGCAAGGGAGCTTGTTTTCTGGAACCAAAACTATGACCTTCCTCGCCTACGTGCTAACGGTTGCAATATCAGTGCGCGGGTGGTGGATGCGATGTTTGCGTGGCATTGGCTCCAGAGTGATCTTCCGAAGGCCCTAGGGTTTGTGGCCCCCCTGTTTGTGTGCGTGGAGCCTTGGAAGCAGATGGCCAGCCAGGAGCCTGCACGGTACTCGGCCCTTGACTCGGCTATCACGATGGACACCTATCTAGGCATCATGTCACAGCTTGTCACAGAAGGAAGGTGGAAAGCGTTTGAGAGGCATTGTGTGGAGATGTTTCCAGTTTTGGAGCGAATGTCCTCCAAAGGTGTGATGCTTGACCTTGAGCATCAGGCACAGTTTAAGACTAGGTTGGAAAAGGAGCGAGATGCCAAACTCGCGGAGCTGCAAGCCAAAGTCCCTGACGATGTGTGTGACCGTAAACGGTGGAAAAAAGGGCCAAAAAATCCCGAAAAGTATGCAAAACTTGCGCGTGTGGACGAAGGCTGGGAAGCCATACTCGACTTCAACCCAGGAAGCTCTCAGCAAGTTAAACGACTTATTACACACCTTGGACTACCTATCCCCAAGGCTAAAGGAGAAGATCGTGAAAGTACTGAAGCAAAACACCTAAAATCTCTCGCACGCAAGAACAAAATCTTTGATACAATCCTTGAATACCGTGAGCGGGCGAAGTTGATTGATGCTTATATGTGGGAGTGTTCATCAGATGGTAAAGTACACACAACGTTCTCATTTCACCCCAGCACGTGGCGCAAATCGGCCCGTAACCCCAACGTGCAAACTGTCCCCAAGCGCAATGATCTTGCTTCGGAATTTAGACGAATGGTCGTGGCCTCGCCAGGGTATGCCCTTGTTGAAAGTGACTCCTCCGCAATTGAAGCGGTTCTCGTCGGGTTCTTTGCGAACAGCCCTAGATATATTGAACTTGCTAAACGAGGGGTCCACAAATGGCTAGCTCAGGAATACGCTCAACGCCCAGTGTCGAAGTCGGAGCCCTTGTATGACCAGATCAAAAGAATTGTTCATCTCAGCAATTATATGGGCACAGCACAGCGCATTGTGGAGGAGTATCCGGGTCTTTTTGCCTCAGTGAAGGATGCGAAAAAGATTCAGGATTTCTATTTTGGTACTCCAGCGGGTCAGGATGTGAAGAGGTGGCATCAACAAGTCCTTGAGCAGGCGCATAAAGAGAGGTATCTTGAGAATCCTTGGAAGTATCGTCACTATTTCTATTCTGTGTTTCAGTATAGTAATGGTCAGTGGGTTTTGGGGGACGATGCTAAACGAGCGGTTGCCTTTTTGCCCCAGTCCACAGCGAGTGCTATACAATCCGAATTTGTGCTTGAAATCGAGCGCACTTTACCGGAATTATCAGGGTCCTTACGCTGGCTTGTCCACGATTCCATCATATGCGAGGTGCCGGTTAGTGCCGGTTTGGTTGCGGCCCGCCAACTCAAAGGCGTGATGGAGATGGCGCACTCTTTGCTTGGAGGGCTGGCGATTGGGGCGGAAGTGAAGGTGGGGCCGAATCTTAGGGATATGAAGGTGGTGGAATGACAAGAAAGGAACATTATTTAAACGCAGGTTGCGTAATCGCGCCAACTATAAATTTTCACTGGGTGAGCCTGTCAAATATAAGTTTGGGAATTAACGTTTGTTTTTATCCCTTCAACATAGAGCTACACCTACCATTTAGTTTTATTCGCCTTGGGTGGGTGTGGAAACGCGACCTTGGTAAGATACTTGAGTTGTCAAATTCTGGTTGTTTGTGGTGGTGTTAAGATGAAGGCGACTCAGCGACCCAATAGCCACCTTGCATCTTCGCATCCCGGCTTTGATAGTATAGCACAATTGAAACCCTGCTTATGCAGGAAGTGTGAGGTGAGGGCTTGTCAGCCCTCAAGGTGTAAAGTTAATTGGCACTATTGCTCAAAGTGTATACGAAAAAGATACGCTAAGGCTGTAAGTAAATATGAGCACTCTGAGAAGGGCAAAACGCGGGCTTGTCGAAGTGCTTCACGTTACAGACAAACAGAGCAAGGTAGAAAAAAGAACTTAGCTTGGCAAAAAGTACGAAGAATAAAGTATGGTGCAGCGTGGCGGGAGCAGCAACGTTTTCGCCTTATGAGTTGGAGACGCACTCGACGTATCAAGGAGAATCGGATATGAGCCTAAAAGTAACCAGCAATTATGAATATATTTGTGACCGTTGCGGGTCAAAGGATGTCATAAGACAATTTGGTCCAGATGAAAGTTCTTTTGACCTCATTAGGCGCATACACAAAAGTTGGTTTTCTGGCCTTGTTTATGACACTGTTTTGTGCGAAATATGCAAAGGGGAATACGATAAATGGATGAAGGCAGGTGCTCAATGAATATCGAAAAGGTCAAGCTACCACCCACGACACTCAAATTGTTGAATGAACTTCAAGCATCCCTTCCTGAGTATGAAGTTCAGCCTCAGACGGGGATGCACTATGATGCGCAGGCGAAGTATGTGACTTGGCGGTTTGATCCTAAAAGGTTCCCCAAAGGTATTGAGATTCTACACCTCACCGACCTCCAATTCGGGCATGTGTGTTGTAATGTCAAGGAGGTGGTGAAGTATAGGGATTGGGTGCTCTCGTCGCCTACGCGGTTCGTGGTCCTTGGGGGCGACCTGATTGACGCAGCGAATGTGTTGAGTGTTGGTTCGCCGTTTGAGAACCTTTTCGACTCACAGTCGCAGGTATACCGATTCTGTGAACTATTCGCCCCCTTGCGAGCGAGGATATTAGGTTATGTGGGTGGCAATCACGAGCGTCGGGGGGTGAAGACGTTTGGGGACCTAGGAGTGCTGATTGCGACCCTATTGCGGGTGCCCTATAGTGCGGGGCAGCAGTTCGTTAACATTCAGTATGGCAAGCACAAGAAATTCACAATTTTTCTGTGGCATGGTCGGGGGGCGGCGAGGACTCCGGGGGCCAAGCTGAATATGATCTATCAGGCGATGAAGGAACTTAGTGCGGGCGCAGAGGTCACGCTGGTAGGCCATCTGCATCAGGGCATGATGATGTGGAGCACCCGAAGGGACCATGATGCGGCGACGAATAAGGTGGTGGACAAGAAGGTAGCAGGCGCAATGTCATCGAGCTTCTTGGACTACTTCGGTGGCTATGGCGAGGTGGCAGGCATGAGTCCGAATGATATCATCATGGCGCGAATTGACCTCACGCCTGATGGAAAGTGGGCGATTAACGTAAGATGAGCAATCAACCACTAAGAACAAATGGGCACACTCAACAATGTTTGTGCTATGACTGTACATTAATATTGGCTAGACGGGGTGATGCAGTGAATCACCCCAAACATTATACTCACGGTGCCATCGAAACCATCGACGTTATCGAGGACTGGAATCTTGGCTACCATCTTGGACAAGTTATCAAGTATATTAGCAGGTGCGACCACAAGGGAAAGCGGTTAGAAGATTTGAAGAAGGCTCAATGGTATTTGGAGCGGGAGATAGCGAGGGAGGCCAAGGATGATCCGTTGCAGTCATTGCCGTAGGGAGGTCTATCAGGAAGATATCTGCGCCTCCTGCGAGCGGTGTATTGATTGTGTGGCGACCGGGGGGCATGGGAAGACGGATAAGGATTATGAGGAAGGTCCGCTTAAGCCAAAGCGTTTGCGAAGTGGCGGGCAGGTGGTATTCCCACTTGGCGAGGAGTAGGGTTATGAACCACATGAAGGCATTGGTATTGGTGTTGGCAACAGCTTGTATTTCATGCGCGGCCCTCTCGATTCAGAAGCCGATATGCAAGGGGTTGCCGGATTGCTACCAGTTATATAACAAGTTATATTATGATGGTGCCCTCCCTGTAGCGGATGTGGCGTACGGTCCTTGCCCAATTGCCAACGTGATGGCCTGCACCTTCAAGGATCATGATGGGAATTTTATCATCAGGTTGCTTCCAAAATACAACGTGGCCCCCGATACGGCACATTTCAATCTTTTACATGAAACCTGCCATGTCGCGCATTGGAATGAGGAGTTAGAGGACCATGGGCCGGTGTTTCAGAAGTGTATGCATAGGTTGGCGGATATTGGGGCCTTTGAATCCATCTGGTGAGGAGGGATGATGCCTAGACAATGGAATATTCAGATTGTAGTAAGTGACGACAATGATGAGTATGATACAGATGACATTACCTCACTACTTGAATACAGTGGAGAGGTGGACATCGAGGTCCTTAACATCAGTGAGGTGAAGGTGGGGGAATGATGCAAAGCGAACTAGTAACCTTAGCGAGTAAGATAGCAACCGGGGCGGGTCTTGATCCTGTGCTAGTGTGCGCCGTGTGCGAGCAGGAGTCGATGTGGAACCCGTGGGCCATGCGCTACGAGCCTGCGTTTATGTCTAAGTATGTGGCCCCTTTGTACACCAATAACAAAATCAGCACAAGCGAAGCCTATGCGAGGTCCTTCTCGTGGGGTTTGATGCAAACGATGGGGCAAGTGGCGAGAGAACAGGGGTATGATAGGCCATTCCTATCATCCTTGTGCGACCCCGAGCAGGGCTTAACGGTGGGGTGTCAGGTGTTGAAGAAGAAGTTGGCTATGGCTGGGGGTGACTTGGTTCGAGGGTTATTGTATTGGAACGGTGGTGCGAATCCGCTGTACCCTGAGCAGGTGTTGGCGCGTAGATCACATTATGCTGGTTAGATTCATGGAATATGTGGGAGACGAGGACCCCGCCAAATAGGGTTAGAATAGCTCCTACTACCCATGTTCCTAGTTTCAAGGAACCTGTCCATTGATGAATTTGTGCGGAGTGTTCCTCAACCGTTTCCTCAACTTTCGGGATACGGCCATTGGGACCAATAAGTGATGTATGTAAGTCTTCTACTCGTTGGTCTAGGCGGATTAGGATTTCGTAAGAATTATCTTCAGACATTAGGGGTCCCTTATTGAATTCCTGCTACCACGGCGGGGAGCGCGTTTATTACTGCCCCGATTACTGGGGCTTCTATAGTGTTAATTGCTGCTTGGGTTGGGTGGACACCATCAGATTGGAAGGATGAATTAGACCAACAACCGTCACAACCTAACTGTGTTCCAGTGAAATTCACAATTGCATCTGCGCCCGCAGAGTTCGCTAGAATGAGTGCGTTGTAGGTATTCTTTTGCGTGTCGAATCCTTCACGGGAAATCATTGTGGGGACAATTACCTTCCAACCTTTTGCATGCCGTGCGGCTATGTAAGATGTGAGATTTGCATAGGTCGTTGAGGGGGTGGCGTTGTTGTTTGCGATGTCATTAGTCCCACCCCAAGCTACTACAATATTGGTCACACCAGGAAAAAATGATGAATCCACATTTGTTGGTGCAGTTTGCAGCATGGATACTACTGTGGCTCCTGGAATCGCTACGTTGATAATATCCCAACGCCCTGTAAGGGTAAGATGTGCGGTGTAAGGCGACACTGGCCCGCCATTTTGAAATCCTTCTGTGATCGAATCACCATCGGCAACGAGGACATCGCCGTTGGAGTCTTCAATTAAGCACCAGATACGATAGGCATACCGGGTTCGTGGTTGGAGCCACGGGTAGGCTGATCGTAAAACTTGTCCCCCCAGTTCGTGCGGTTATTGTGGGGGAACCAACGACTAGATCAGATTGGGTATTGCAAGTAACGGTTAATTTGGTCCCAAGGGATGAATCTTCGGTGACGAGAATTTGACTATTAGCGGTTACGGCGGTTGTGTCTACTACAACGGATGTGGCACCCGCTGCGATGACAACGCTGCCCCCTGCGGCGGCGGCGCAAACGGCTGGAGATGCGGAACTGGAGCAATTGGTTCCTGTGGAGTAGGTATTGGATGTGAGATTCGAGGCGCTAAGCCCTGTCAACCCTGAACCGTCTGCTAACTCTACTTGTAGATTCGCGCCGCTCACTTGCAGTGCTGGAAAGCTGGACGTTGTACCGCCGAAGTCGAGGCGGTTAAATGCGCTGGCCGCGTTATTTTGCATCAAGAAAATGCTGTCAGCCGGGGAACTGAGCTTTGCCCGCCCGTTGAGTTGAAAGAAGCTAGCGACCCCTGCGATGACGTTGGAGTTGGAAGTCAGGACACCCGACATGTTTATCGAGCCGGTGGGGCCGATGTTAAAGATGGATGAACCGTTTACGGCAAAGTTAACCAAGTTTCCGATGCTGGTCGGCGCATTGATACCGAGCATGGTCCCAGCCGTCGCCCATGTCGTGACCGCGCTAGTTCCTGAAGGCTGGAGTAATAGATAAGGGAAAGTAGTCGTCCCACTTCCACCACTGAATAAGGTTCCATTCAACAACACTGAAGCTGTGGAGGCCGCGCCCGCGCCGCTGAATGTGTCGGTGCTGCTACTCGTAAGAGTAGTGAATGCCCCACTCCCCGGCGTCGTGCCCCCGATAGCTCCTGGTGCAGCGAAAGTTGCGCCATTGAGGCTAGAGGCGTTGAGGTTGGCGACGTTGGTAGTGCTGGCGACGGAGAATGGTGCTGTGCCAGTGGCGAGAGTTGAGACGATTTGCTCCCCCGTGCTCACCGTCGTTCCGTTGTCCGTCACGCTAGAGGCTATCGGTGGATTGCCCGCGCCGCCCCACTTCATCAACGTATTGACCGTACCTGCTGCTGAACTGGCCCATGTTGCCGCACCTGAGAAATAGGGGATGCCTCCTGAAGTGCCTGCGACGGTGAGAGCTGGGGTGGTTGTGGGTGTGGCGACGGAAATAAGTCCACCTGTGAAACTAACACTTGTAACCGTTCCTGAGCTTGAACCGCATCCCGTGCAACTGGTGACGGTGAGAGCACCTGCGCTAGTGACATTGGCATTAGACCCAAAGTTTAGTTGAGAAGCTGTGGCATTGGTGGAAATTTGGAAAGTACCGCTGGTGGTGCCTAAAAGTCCTAACTTCGCATTGCCTCCACCAACTTTGCCAATATCCAACTCTTCGGTATCTGTGGCGGGGACTGTTAAGGTGGTTGATCCAGAGGTTAGGGCAAAAATTTGTATCGGGAACGATGCACCTCCCACAGAATTACCTAAAACCAACCCTCCTGTGGTTGATTCCATTATGATACCGCTGTCGGATTCGAGAAGAAGTGTTGAGGTTGATTCACTGGCAAAAAGAACCACGGACCCGCCCGCTGAGCCGTCAATTTGTAAGCCATTGGCATTTGTGGGGCCTGCGGTGATGGAGTCGAAGCTGGTAACGAGGCCGGTTTTGGTGAAAGAGTCGGTGCTGGGGGCAAAAGTAAAGGCTGCTACTCCGTCAAAGGTACCAATGGGGTTATTGAATTGAATGGCGTTTAAAGGTCCAGCGGGGGTGCTACCTCCTCCACCCGTTGAGGCAATGGTTAGGGTATTGCCGGAGGGGGTGATGGTAACACCCGATCCAGCAGCAAGGGTAACGGCTCCAACTAGGCCGTTGAGGCTGGTAACACCAGCGGTCGCGCTACCGTTGCCACCCGTAGGGCCAGCTTGAATGTTGACATTGGCCACACCCGACACATATGCGGAGGCGCGAACCCTGAAGTTAGTAAATGCGGTGACGGTGTAGACGGTGGTACCGGGAGTGGTGATGGCTGTCCCGGCAGAGGTCCAGGTGTAGCCGCCGTTTTGGGACTCCTCGGGCTGGAGGGTGGCGCTAAAGGTTCCAAGAACACCAACAGTGATGGTAGTCACAGTGGTGGGGATGGTGATGCCGATACATGAACCTGGGGGGCAAGCGCCAGTGGAGGCGACTGAAGCTGTGATTTGTCCACCATTATTGTAAACCTGGGGGTAATAGACATTATCCTGCCCCCACGCGAGGGGGGTGATGAACATGGCCAAGATAATTAACAGGGCCTTGATAGTGATTTTCATAAGTTTCCTTTAAGGATGCACACCTGTGCAGTCGATTTCGCTAAGGGCCGACGCGGTTGCTGCTGCGTTTTCACCGTTGGATGTGGTGACCACTACTCCGGTGGAAGATTTGGATGAGGTGTAGGGGATGAAGGGGAAGCCTGCTGCCACACCTAAGCCTGTGCAGACCAAGGCATAGTTGGAGTCCGCGAAAGGTGTAGGCCATGTGATGGCGTTGACACAGGTGGCGTTGCCAGTGCCCCCGGTGGTGCATGGGGTGCCGGTGACGGTACAGCCGACTGGACAAAAGCTCATACCCTCGATTTTGGTAAATCCTGAGGTGGCACACCCTACGGTTGTCGCGCCGTGGTTGGCATCCAAGCACAATCCAGTGCCCGCCCCTCCGCTGATGGTGCCTGAGGTGAGGAGGCTGGTGTCGGTGCCTTGGGTGGCGGTTTGATTAGTGCCACCGTTCAAGCTGAATACAGAGGTTGCGGTCAGGGCAGTGAATACGCCAATATTGGGAGTGGTGATGCCTATGGGACAGGGTGAGGCCCATACACAGCCGACTAGGAGACTAACGTTAAGGTTAGGAACAACCGTAGTGGAAGCAACGGTAATCGGGGCTGTTCCGGTGGTGACGGTACTAACGATTTGACCGTTAAAGGTAGCAGTGTTGTCTACGATGATGCCATTGGCAAAGGTTGGAGTGCCACTGAAGTTGGGGGAGCCTGAGAAGGTGCCAACCAAGGACCCGCCCGCTGTGAGGTTGGAAGGGCCGTTGCTGGTGAAACCGACGTTCATGGTCACAGCGCCATTAAAGATCGTGGGGCCGTTGAAGGTGTTGGTGCCGGTCCAGGTGTTGTTGGAAGCGAGAATGGTTCCAAAGGCGGTGGTGATGCCGTCTTCGACAAAGATTTGTACGCCAGTGGAGCAGTTTGTACCACCTTGGGAAACGAGTTTTAGACGGTATGAGCCTGCGCCTAGCCAGATATCGGTGCCAAGTGGGGGACGGCCTGAGCCGTCAAGGATGATTGGGTTAGGGTTGGGAGTGGTACCCGTGAAGTCGGTAAAGGTAGCTTGGGGGGTGTTGGTGCCACTAATGTAGGTGAAGATGCAGCCATTGGCGAGGGGACGACCGTTAGGGTCAAACCATTGGCCTTTCACCAAGGGGGGAAGCTGGACCTGGGCCTTAACCGTTTGGACACCAAGGGTGAGGTAGGCTAAAAGTACCATTGCCAGAAAGCGAAGGGTATTGGAAAATGTCTTCATGCTAATTACACTCCTTTACGCGGTGGTGGTTGCAGGGCAAGCGGTATACTGGGGATGGCACAAGAACCGCACCCAAGCGATGGATGACAAGGTTTGGGACGCCTGCGTGCGTCCTGGAGGAAACAATGGCTAGTTTGGTCATTTGGATATCAACGGTGTTGTGCTTTCTGGGGTGGATGATATTTGTGGTCAACGCACCACGAGTTAAGGAGAATGACGATGAAATTCTTGGATAGGCCAGTGAGGATTGCCGACCGTATTCGTGAAACGAGTGAGGCACGCGCTGCGCTGTGGCAGGAGTTCGTACGCGACTGGGAGCGAGTCCCAGTTGATGACCTCGCGCGGTATGTTGATTCTTGGCAGACACGGTACCTTGCGGGGGAACGGGCATGACCTGGTGGGGGGCACTCATTCTCATATGCTTTGTGGATTGGTACATTGAGCGTCGAGTTAAAGCTCTCACTGCGCCACCGTCTGCTTCGCCAAACGCACGATGTCCTGAGGCTTGAGGCCTTTTCCGAGAAGGCGGTTGAAGGCGTCCTCGCGGGTGATGCTGCCCTCGCCAGCGAACTTACTGTTACTGACGGTGCGCTGACCCATATCCTCACCTGAGTTGACTAGGGCTTGTCGCAAGTCCACCCGCGTTAGGTCATGCACAGCCTTCATAGTGTCCGCATCATCCCCCACTGCCTGCACAATCCGCTCCCCATTTGCCCTCACCATCTGACGCTGGGCGGGGTCGGGATACTTGACCTTCAAGGGGTCCTGTTCTCCAGAACTGGAGGCTGGAGGCTCTGGTTTTGGAGAGCTTGTCAGTTGATCCTTGAGTGGAACATTAGGTGATGGTGAAGGGGTAGGCTTATTCCCAGTCGCCTGATTCACCACGTCATCAACCGAGGGGGCTTGGGCGACATTCATTTGGCGAGGTTGGGTGGTTGCGGCGGTGGCACCCTTCGCAAGCCTTCGGCGGTCGTAGGTAATTGTCTCCGCTTCCGGGTAGGCTTCTTTAATCGCTGCCACAACAGGCTGACGGCCATAATCCGAGAAATCCCCTCCCATCCAATGCACGTGGGCGACGCCGTTAGGCTTTTGTTCAACCTGAATACTACCCACCCGGTCACCCTGAGCATTGGTGATAATGTGATCGTTACCCAGACCTATACCCGTGTCTTCACCAGGACCGAGGGTAAGTTTCTTGGGCGGGGGTATCGGCCCCTCAACCTTTGGTGCAACAGCAGTTTCAGCAGGGGTTGCAGGGGTGAAGGGTGTGGGATTGCCCTGAGGAACACCCGCTGCTTCAGGTGGGGCTTCATAGTCCGCAAATGGGCGAGGGCGAGCAGCAAAGGTTCCGGATCCACCAGTTTGGGCGAGTTTACTCATTAAGGGAAGCGCAAGACCCAACGCACCACCATATAACGCACCCTTGCCCGCCTCTGAAGCAATTTCAGCAGGACTTTTACCTCTTATAAATCCCTCAACCGCACCCGTTCCACCCCCAACGGTTGCACCACCCAATGCTTTGCCAAAAAGCGTGGGGGCTTGATTGATGGCATCCACTGCTCGGCCAACAAAAGGTATAGCTTTCGCCGCTGGAATAACAGTAGACTCTACAGCCTTCGCCACAGGTCCAATAACTTCTTGCCCCACCATGGTTTCAGCACCAAACTTCCCTGCCCCAATGTTAGCCTGCTGCATTTGTTCCATTGTAGGGGCGACAGGGTGAGCCACTCGGCTGGCGAAGTCTTTAACAGCCGATGCCGCACGGTCATATAATGAAGGCGGTGGTAAACTTCCACTCACTAATGTCGCACCAGGCGGTAATGCTTGTGTGTCAGGAAGCTGTCCACTTACAAGGGTTGCACCGGGAGGTAGACTCATTGGACGGGCGTGTAACTGTTCATGTCATTCGTGGGGCCGCTGCCTTTATAGCGGTACTGCTTACCACCAACCTCGATTACATGACTACCTTGGCTTGCCCTATTCGTCGGTGCTTGTGCCGACAAAGTTTGCAACGTCTCCTTGGCAGCGGGAGTTAGGAAGCGGGTGTCAAACTGGTCTTGTGGGCGAGTGGGCTTGAATCCGTTGTCCCATGCTTGACGTTTGGAATCGAGTTTAGAATTGAGAAGATTCGCAGCCTCAGCAAGGTTGGACTTAATCTGTTGATAACCCTTGTTGATATTGAAATCATCCGCATCCGCCCCGCGTTCACCTACGCCACCGCCACCTTTGAGGTATGCGGAAGCCAACTCAGGAGCGACTTTGCCAACAATGAGTTTGTAGGTTGAAGCAGCATCGTCACCCGTTGCGAGGCCAAACTGGGCTTGCAGGCTATGCAGCAAAGGCAAGTTCTCGTGGCTAAGCAAGTCGGCTGCCTTGCTCAATTCATTCACATGCCCCAAAGCAGTGACGATGGAACCGAGCTGGCCACTCGAAGCATCCTGTTGAAATTCATTCAAAGTCTTATTCCGTTGAGGGAATGTTGTGGCGTCATGGGTGGGGTCAAATTGGGGTATTAGTGTCGAAAGGGCTTGAGGGATAGGGCCACGAGCACCTGGAGGAGGGTCGGGGCGCTTGTATTCAAGGATTTGCTGAAGTTGGTCCCTAAGCACGGGATTAACGCTATTCAAAGTGCGCCCATCAGTAGAAACCCAACCACCTGGGGCGTTGGCAGCAGCGGCGGGTGTGGCAGGTGTTGCGCCTCCACCAGGGGCAGGAGCGACGGGGACCTTAGCCGCACCACCTCCTCCACTAGTATTTGTAAGCATTTGCACCGCACGAACCTGAGCCTGAGCCGTTTGGTCAGACTTCCACTTAGCGTATCCGATTGGTGTACCAGGATACCCAGGCTGAGGATGTTTTAGAAAATCCTGAAACTCCAACTTGTCCGGGGCCATGTTGGCAATGTCCTTGGGGGCTATGCCAAGTTGACGAACCTGTTCAGCGGCTTGGGGGGAGTAGGATTCAGGAATTAATGAGGCCATTGAAGGATCATTTGAGACAGCCATGTTACGTCGTGCTGTCCAGCTAAGTTGATCCTGAGCACCATTCATCGTCTGCGCGGCGGTGGAGTATTGTTTCGCTGCTGCTTCGGCCTGTTCACCAGGTAACTTCGCGTTCTTTTCCTTTAAATCAATGGCATCCTTCGCCATGTCGGCGGTGGCTTTGTGGGAGGAAATGATGCCTTGGAGGGTGTCATCATCAGGGACTTGGGAAGGAATTTCATTTGGCTTCGCGGTGCCAGCGGCAAGGTGACCATTGCGGAGGGTTGTCCAGGTTGCAGCGCGTTGGTCGGGGTCTTGAATCTGTGATACTTGATAGGCGTCCTTCGCATATTGGTCCGACTTCGCGGCCTCGTTGGCAAGCAATTCCTTCTGCATCGTCGCCATCTGCGCGACCTGTTGGGTGCGGGCGAGTTGATACTTCAGGACACCTTGACCACTCATGCCATTAGTGGGGGCATTTTTGATGGTTTGGTCCCAATCGCCATTTGCGTCTTTGAAAGATTTATTGAACGCATCCCGGTCAGCCGCGTCCTGCTGAGCTTGTTGAGTGGCGAGTTTCTGTTGCTCGATTTGTTGCTGACCAATTTGTTGCTGCTGTGCTTGAAGGGCCTGTTGACCAATCAACGACTTGATTTGCATCGAGCGTTGATATTCTTGTAGCGGGTCTGGAATTTGTGGCGCTTGGCCCATCAAAGGAATGTTAGCTGCTACGCCGCCCATTAGAATGCTCCTACAAGGTCGTTACCGGGATTTGTGTAACCTGGATTAGTTCCCATACTGCCTATAAAGTTAGTGGCCCCACCGTTACCTGCATAAGGGTTACCTACATTAAAGGTGCCTGATGTCTGACCACTGCTGGCATTCTGAGCACCGAGGATATTAGATATCCCCGCCCCCGCCTGACCTAGGCCAGTCAACCCGCCCACAAGGGCATTGGTTGAGCCAACGGTCCCAGCAGCCTGAGCGTTACCCGCACCGACATAATATTGACCCTGTTGCTGAGCGGTGCCTTGGATGGAGTTGGCGAGGGCATTTGTTCCCGCCTGTTGAACATTGTTGAGTCCAGCAGCCGAGGAGGCACCAAGTTGCGACACGCCCGCAAGACGGTTGTATGCCTCGTTCTGCTGAGTGTTGAAGGTGTTGAAATTGGTCTGGTAACCGCTGAGGGCTTGGTTGAAGAGATTGCCATAGTCGGTTGACGCGAGGCCCTGAGAATACTGATCCAACGATTTCGCGGTACCAGTGCTTAGTAGTCCACCACGGGCTGCCGCGCTATTCTGAAGGGCATTCTCTCCCTGCTGCAACTGGAATTGATACCCCGGCATCGCAGCAGCTTGGGCAGCGGTGG